ATTCCGATGACGGACGATAAAGTCACCCGCGCGGCGCAGGTGAAGGCGCAGGGCCGACAGGCACGGTGCGCGCCGGAACAGGGTATCAGGGGCGACGCCCCTGATGTGTGTGACCGCTACTGTTCCGATTGCGCCTGGCCGTATGAGTGCGCCGCCGCGCAGAGTTGCCATCGCCGCGACTTGGGCGAGGTGCGGGGGCTCGATCTCGCAAGCGCGCCGGACATGACCGGCTATTACGAGCAAGCCGGAGGCGCTTCAGAATGACCGCTGCCCATGATCCGGCCCCGGAAGATGCGGAGCTGCACGAGACGCCGCCGGAGGCGGTCTTTGCGCTGATCGAGGCGGACCCGTGGCTGCAGACGCCCCGCTGGCTCTGGGAACCGGCTTGCGGGCCGGGCAGGCTGGTCGAGGCGCTGCAGCGGGCGGGGCATCTTGTCGCCGCTTCGGACCTCTATCAGTATGAGGGGCGCTGGTGCGCGGCTGAGGGCACTAAGCGGCACTGGCACCGAGACTTCCTAGATCCTGTCGCTGACCCGCTGAAGCGGGGTGTCGAAGCCATCGTGATGAACCCGCCCTTCAGCAAGGCGGACGCGTTCGTGCTGATGGCGCTGGCGCGTGTGCCGCGTGTCTATGCCCTGTTGCCGCTCGGCTGGATGCAGGGCGGGGCCGGAACCGGCGCGCGGGATGAATTGCTGGACGATCCGGCCTTCTGGCGCCGCTGTCATCCGTTCCGGGAACGTCTGAATGACATGCACCGGGACGGCTGGGCCGGGAACCGGAACCGCACCACTCAGAAGCACGCCTGGTATGTGTTCGGCAAGGCGCAGGGCCGGGATGAGGAACTGGCGCAGCGGATCGGCATTCCGGTGACGCGGCGCATCAGCTTGAGGGGCGCCTGCGCCAGCGAGGCACCACAAGCAACGCGCGCGAAAGGACCCCGCAATGGCTGAGGGACGCAACTATCACGCGCTGGAATTCGTTCCGGGCAAGTCTGATGTGACGAAGCGCTGGGCGCTGTCGGTCAAGCAGCCGCTGGCGGGCATGGTCGCCATGGGGTCCGCGCCGGTGATCACAAAGTCCGTGCCGCCGCCTGCCGCGATGGTCGGCAAGCGGATCGCGCTGCATGCCGGGCTGGGCGATGTGCCGTACAAGGAATTCAGCGAGGATGCGGAGGAATGGGCCCGCAAAAGATGGGGCGTTGGCCTGCCGGAGCTGCGCCGCCTGCTGCCGCATGGCGGGGTGATCGCCACGGTCAAGCTGGAAGCGGCCTACAAGATCGGGCGGGCCGCGTTCCGGCAGGTTTTCGCGGCGCCGCCAAGCAAATATGGCGGCAATTATATGGGCCGCTGGCACCTCTATGATGGCGTCTATTTTTTCGAGCAGGGGACGGATTTCGCCGGACGCTGGGTGTGGGCGCTGACGGAGCCGAAGCTCTGCCCGGATCTTGTGCCCCTGCGTGGCTATGGCGGTATCTTCGATCTCGACGGGGCCCTGGCACTGGAGCGCGCGCGTCCGGCTGGGGATGGGCAGAGGGGCGCGGCATGACGCTGGGGGGTGTCACCACTGACCGTATCGAGCGCATGCTCGCCTATCGCGCGTTCCGGCGTGAAGGCTGTACCGGGAGGGAAGTCGCCCGGCAGTTCGGGATTTCCTACAGCGCCTACCAGCATGACCTGAGCGTCATCAACACGCTGGGCGAGGAAAACCTGCGCCGGGAGCTGAAGCGACGCAAGAGCGGCCGGCCTGCGGTATCGGAGCCGCTGCCGACAACATGCCAGTACCATGTGGTGGCCAGGGGCAAGGCCGTCCCGTGCGGGCGGCCCGGCTATCCCTATTGCGAGGAACACCGGGTACGGACGGAACCGGTGAGTGGACACAAATGCGGGGCAGGGCGCAGCGCCTATGTGATCCTGTCGGGACAGAGGAGAAAATAGGATGTGGGAGAAGGTCGGGCGCGACAATGCGCCGAAGAAATCGGAAGGGGTGGACGTTTCCGTCATCCTGCGAGGGGGCACGCGGACGCCGATGCTGCGAATCCGGATCTGGCCGGACGTGGCCGAAGCGCTGGGCTGGGCACCGGACTCGGACGTGTCGCTGCTGGTCGGACGCGAGCAGCACGCGGGGGCCTTCCGGCTGGAGCTGGACCGGCTCGGCGAGCATGTACTGCGCCGGCCGCAAGGGGAGGGCGGCTATCTGCAGGTGCTGGCGAAGGTGGCCGGACATACGACGCCGGCAGACCCGGTGCCGTTTGCGCACCATATCGAACGGGATGGCGATCAGGTCACTGCAATCGTTCTAGGCCTCCGCCCTATCGAGAGCGCGAACAATCCGGATGCGTTTGTGGCGCCACCGGCTACGAAGCCGCCGATGAAGCCGGTGCACAAGAAGCTGTTCGGCCAAAACCCGCGCCCGCCGGAAGACCGGGTGGCGGCGCCGCCTCCTCCGCCGCCGCCGAGGCCGGAAGCCGATCACGACGAACCCTGGTGGGCGGGCCTGCCATCCTGGGCCCGGCTCGCGGCGCGGCAGAGCCACAATCCGAAGGTGCGGGACCTGCTCAAAATGCTGGCGGGGGATGCGGGCATCAATCTCAGCAAGGTGATCTATGCCTTCAGCCCGCCGCTGAAGGAAAGCATCGCGGATGCGCTGATCAGCGAGACGCGCCGGGCGCTGACGGCGGCTGGCTTTGAACTCGTCCGGTCAAAGGACGGGATCTACACAGTTGAGCTGCGTGGCCGCCATGACTGATTTTGCAGCGGACATGGCGGCGGCGAAGGCGGCGCTGAGCTTTGGCGATGTGGCCTGGGGGCTGGGCCTGAAAGGCAGTTCGCGCGTGGGCTGGCAGTGCCCGGCCTGCGGTGAGCTGGAGGCGGTGAAAGAGCGGCCCGACCACAAGGGCGGGCGCTGCACCAATCCAGCCTGCAACAAGGGCTATGACGCCCCGGCGCTGGTGATGACAGCGCGCGGCGCCAGTGCCCGCGCCGCCCTCACTTTCATGGAACGGCTGGTGGCCGAACAGGAAGCCCGCGCCGCCGGAAGGGGCGCACCCCAATTGTTTGAGCGAGAGGAAAGCGGCAATGGCCAGTAAGGCAAAGAATGCAGGTGACGGCCTGATCGTCACGGTGGAACAGGACGTGCTGAGCAAGGCGCTGTCTGCTGTGGTTGGCACGGTGGCACGGCGCGTCACCGTGCCAATTCTGGAGACGGTGTTGCTGGCCGCAATCGAGGCGGGCTCGGCGAACGATCTGGCGCTGTATCTGGGGAGGGCGTGATGGGGGACAAAGAACTGAGCTGCACTGTCCACGTCTCGCTGACGCTGACGATAGAGCATCCGTCATCTTGGAGTGAGGGGGCCACGATCGCCAGTGTGCACAAGAGCGCAAGATCGGAGGTGCTGAGCCTCCTGCAATCTGAGTTGGGCAGGACCAAGCTCAAGTGCGGAATCAAAGGCGAGCCGTGCGTGACGATTATATCGAGGGAGATCGTCAGTGGCTGATCCACGTATCACCGCTGCCAACTTTCGCCCCTGCCGGTGCCTGGCCTCGCGCGAAAAGGGCAGGGCGGGCTGGGATGCTGGAGACTGGTCAGAGGGCTGCAAGGCAATGCTGCACGAACATGTGGACAAGGGCGATGCCCGCGACGTGGGCCTGCTGGCGGCGTTTCTGTTCAATATGAGGGAGGCCTGAGGCATGTTCGATAAGCTGATCTCCATTCTGCAGGGCCTTGGGACGGCGGTGTTGCCGTTCCAGGTCGTGTCTGAGGATTGCGTGGCGATCCTGCTCCGCTTCGGGCGATATCGGCGGGATCTGGCGCCCGGCCTGATCTGGAAGCTGCCGCTGGCAGACCGGATCATGACCTGCGATGCGCGGGTGCATTTCTATTCGACGAATCCGCACAGCTTGATCACGCGTGACGGGGTGCCTGTCGTGGTCTCGGCGCTGATGTCATTTCGGGCGGCGCACCCCAGGCAGGCGGTGCTGGGTGCGGTGCAGTTTGGTCAATCGGTCTGGGACGGCACGGCTGCGACCCTGGCCGCGCTGGTCATGGAAATTGAGTTCGAAGCGCTGTCGACGGATAAATTCTCGGCGCGGCTGCTGGAGCGCGTGAAAGCGGAGAATGCGCCCTATGGCGTGGATGTGCTGACCTGCCGCCTGAACGATGTCGCCAAGGCGCGGACCTATCGGGTGCTGAAGTGAGGCGAGGTGCGATGCTGAAAGTCTACATTGTCCACGTTCGAGGCTTCGGGAGCGCAATGGTGAATGCCAAAAGCGCGTCTGCCGCGAGATATGCGGCGTACCTGTCGAATGCCTTCGGCGACATCACATTCGCGGCGTTTCTGAAGATGACGACGGTGCACCGGGCTCAGCCGCTAACAGACGGGTACGGATGGCTTCGCCGGCAGTATCCGGCGGCCTGTATTCCGGAGCCCGGAACGCGGATCAAGGCAGAGGGACTGACCGGAACGGTGCTGCCCTGTCTACGGCCCTGCGCCTATCTTGTGTTCGAGCCGGATGGCCAGGAGCGGGAAGCCTTCGTTCATCCGATGTCGGTTGCGCTGTTGAAAGAGGAGGCGAGCGCATGAGCTGGGTCGCGAGAAGGTTTTGCCGCTGTGGGGATGGCTGGTGCCATTCGGTTGCCTTCGACAAGCCATGGTTCTTTCACGAGGAGCTTTGTTCTGGCGGCGGCAACGCTGGTGCGCGCGGGTTGGTGGGGGCCGCAATTTCTGCTGCCTCCAGCCTATCAAATCATGGAGGTGTCGCTGCAGTTCGCGACGACGCGCGTTGCCGTTTCAGTCGAAGTCCTGAGCGTTTCGGGCAACACAGTTCCAATTGAGAAAGGAAGTAAAATGGACCGTAAACAGATCTTCGGCTGGACAGAGCCATATAAGCCACGTGAGGGGATGGCGCGGACGCTGATGGCGTTCTCGCGGCCTGACGGGCCGGTGGATATCGAGATGCGTGATCGGGATGGGCGTATCGTGACGGCCAGTGTGGAGGCAGGCGACCTGCTGGAGCTGGGCAGTGCGGCGCTGGACGCTGACACGATGGGAACGCTGGAGCGGGCCAAGTCTGTTGGTGCGATTCTGGCCGAAACGGTGAAGGCGACCGGCGGCAAGCAGATGTTCTATCTGACCATGATGGGCGACAGCACGCGCGTGGAAGTGTTTCCGGAGAGCGGCGTGTTGAATGAAGCTGCAGGTGACCTGGTGCTCCATTCGCTGGACGGTGACGTGCTGGTGCCGAGACCGCCCGGCGATGACAGCCCATTGGAGGAGGCGAAACCGGGCGAGGGCGCATCAGTCGAGCGCGGCGAGCGGGTGCCCTTTGAAGAGATCGCGGCAGGCAACACAATCGGCTGACCTGCGCCGCGCAGGGCGCGGCTGATCGATTAGAGCATTGATTTTATTGAACACGCTGGACGTGAACGCTGGCGGCTTGTCTGCCGCCAGCGAACCCGGTTCGCGGGGAAGGGAGAGATATTATGGGTTTTGAACTGGGTCGGGCGTTCCGGAACTGCCTGCTTGAGGGCAAGGGGCGCCGGGAAGTGCTGTGCGCACTGATTGCGCAGTGCAATGATGAAACAGGCTATGTCTGGATAGATCGCCATGACCTGGCCCTGCAGGCGCGGCTGTCGGTGATGCGGGCGGCGCGGCTTGTGCGGGACCTGTCGAAAGACCCGGACCTGGAGGGGCTGGTGACGGTGCGCGACGATCTGGGCAGGCGCAACGAAATCGTCTGCCATCTGGCCATCGTGCGCTTGTGGCCCCTGCGCCCGGCGGCGCATTTCGACCGGCGGCTCGACTGGCTGTCCGGGTATGAGATGGGCGTCAAGGCCAGCCCGGACCATCTGGCCAGCCGTGCCGCGCGAATCCTTGACCTGGGAGGCATGGCATGAGTTTCGAGCTGGAATCCGTTGTGCGCAGTTGCGGCATCGAGACGGGCGCCCGGCGTGCCGTGCTGGCCATGCTGGCGCATTATGCCGATCTGGAGACCGGCCTCTGCCGGATCAGCCGGGTCACGCTGGCCTATGAGGCGGGCCTGCATGAAAAGACCGTGCAGAAGGCGCTGTCCGAGCTGTGCGCAGACCCCGACCTGGACGGGCTGGTGCGCTGCCTGAAGGCCGGAAACGGGCGCGGGCATGCATCCGTCTACAAGGTGGACTATGCCCGGCTGGAGCCGCTGGCCTTTGCCGTCAGGACGGCCGGGCGGCGCGTGTTCGCCGGGGTCAAGGCGGCGCTGATCGATGCGGGCCTTGCCGGGATGAAGGCGAGTGCGGACAATATCCGCGCGGCCTTCCGCGTCATCGACCGCGTGCTGGCGGAAGAGGAGGAGCATGCCGCAAGACGGTCCGTTCAGGGATACCTTGAGACGTTCGAGGGCGTCATGCTGGAGCGGCGCAATATTTGCGTCATCGGGCGGCCAATCGAGCCTGCCAAACCCTCCCCGACGCCTGTGGATAAGCCCCCTAAAGGGGAGTCTCTCGCTCCCCTTTCCGGACCCCTAAAGGGGAGTCTCTCGCTCCGAAAGGGGAGTCTCTCGCTCCAGGCGCATAGTATAGATACTTCCCCCTCAGGGAATATCCCCTTGGCGCGCGAGACCCGCCCGGACCCGGCCTGTGGAAAAATCCTCGTTGGCGCCGCCGTGACGGCCGGCGCGTTCGTGTTCGAAACCGAAGGCCTGCTGGCGCATGCCACGGTGAGCCGCCGGGAGCGGCTGGACCTGATCGCCGACCTGCAGGGCAGGCTGGCCCGGATCACTCCGGATGGGCTGCTCGCGATCCGGGCACGGTCCGGTCTGGATGCGGAGGCACTGGCGCGCCGATGGCTGGAGCCCCTGCTCGGCTGGGCGGGCGATGTCGGGCTGGCTGGTGTGGTGTTCGATGCGGCCTTCCCGGCGCCGCCTGAAAGCGCGGATGCAGCAGGCAGCCATGGGCCCGGTTCATGGCGCATCCGCGCCGTGCCGGAACCTGCAGAAAATCTGGAGGTCTGATCGATGACACGCAAACGGAAACGCCCGGTCCTGACCGCACCGCTTGGCCCGAAAGGCCGGGCTGCGCTGGCGGCGCGGGTGGCTGAGATCAACAGCGCCGGTGAGGCTGCGCGGGACAAGCTCGCGGCCTCGACGGGCCGGAAGGCGGGCAAGGCGCCAGCGGCGAGAGTGGTGCGCATGGCGGCGGGCGTCGACCGCGAAGTCGACCAGGCCGAACGCCGCTGGGAGCGCCTGATTGCGCAGGGCGCCTATGCCGATGCCGACCGGGTGCAGGCCACGCTGGCCGGGCTCTACCGGCGCCAGCGCAGGGCTGCAGCGGCAGACCTGGCGGCCAGCGGCAGGCGGGCGCGGCTGGACCGGTTCGCGCTGCTGGTGTCGCGATCCTCGGTGCTGACCGACTGGCACCGGCATGTGGCCGACCGCTGGCTGGAGGCGGTGGATGCGGCGGCAGATGGCCTGATGCAGCGGGCCGCTGAGCCGGATGGCGAGGGCGATGCGTCTGAGGCTGTGCCCGGTGGGCGGGACCCGGTGACGGGCCAGCGGCGGAAGCCGGACGTGGACGGGGCTGCGATCTTCCTCAGTGGCCGGAGTGTTCTGGATCGCTGGGCCAAGGCGGTGCCGGTGGCGGATGTGCTGGCACGGGGCCGGAAAGTGCCTCAGACCTTCGATCCGAAACCGGTGAAGCGGGCGCGCGGGCAAGGCGGATCGTCGGTGCAGGACAGCGCGTTCCACAAGCGGTCGCGGGCTGAGGAACTGGATGCGGCCTTTGCCGATGCGGTGCGGGAAAGCAAGGCCCCGGCCTGGACCGTGGCGGTGGCGATTCGCGTGATTCGGCAAAATGAAGGCGTGGTGGAGGCCATGAAGGCACTCGGTGTGAGCCATCGGACTGAGACGCAGAAAGTGCTGCATATCGCAATCGCCATCGGGCTTCTGGGGGCGGCTGAGGCGTTGGGTATGGCTGTGGATAAATGAGGGCGCTTGACATTCACGACGAGATTGGTGTCCCTTCGCCATGTTGGCAGACTACGCCCTGAGGGTCAGACCTCGCTGGTTTGCCGACGTTTCCTCCCCCTGAACTGAGATCCGGCCCGGTAGCTGTCCGGTCGCCCTTTGGGGCGCTGCCCCTGTGGCAGAGGCTGCCGGGTCGGTGCTTTTTGAGAGAGGGACCATCGAAAGCGGGTCCTCCTGGGCCACATACCCATACGGGCGAGCGAAGCGCTCGATCGTTTTTTAGTATCGATAAGCGGGGGAAGGGGTACGTGCCGACACCTTATGGCACGGCCCGGACCCGTGCAACCATTAGGATCCGGCGCCATGACGGACGTAGAAAAGCAGATCACGATTGCTGCCTGCGCGCGCCAGCTGAGCGCGCGAGGTGATGAGGTTTCCCGGCCGGCACTCTCGCGCTATTGCGACCGGCACCAGCTGAAGCGCACCACTCCGGACGGCTCGCGTGTGCTGTTTTCGGAGGTGCAGGCGCACCGGGCGAAAAATTACCAGCGCGAAGTCATGAGCGGCGGCGTTGAAGTGCCAGAGCCTGCCGCGCAGCCAGCCAGACCAGCCGCCGTGGCAGCACCAGCTGTGCCATCGGCTTCCGGATCGGGCGAGATCGTGGACCTCTCGCCCGCCCGGCGGCTGAAAGAGCTACAGGTCGAAGAGCAGGAGCTCAAAAATGCCCGGCAACGCGATGAAGTCGTGCTCGCCGATGAGGTAACGGCCGGGACGGCGGATGTGATTGTCACGCTGCGGCAAACTTTGTTCCAGGCGGTGCCGGATGCCGCGCAATCCATGGCCGCTGAGCTTTCGCTGAGCCCTGATGAGGAGCGGATCGTCCGGGCCGGGATCAAATCAATGTTGCGCGATGGCCTGGCGCGCTTTGTCAGCGAGGCCGCTGCGGCAAATGCCGAGCTGGTACGTGATGCACCGGGCAAGGTACGCCATCGCCTCGGCCAGCTTGCCCTCGCCTCGGCCATATTGCGCAAGCGGCCCGACCGGCAGCTTCGCATCCTGCGCGACCGGGCTCAGTGAGCACCGCCTTCGCTGGCCTGATCCACGGGGCCAGCCTTGTTTTCGCTTCTGCTGCCATCGCTGCCGCACCACCGCCTGAGCTTACGGTGTCACAATGGGCGGATGCGCATCGATACATCAGCGCCGAGTCCGGCGCGAAATATCCCGGCCGCTGGAACACGGATCGCACGCCATATCTGCGCGAGCCGATGGACTGCATGGGGGTAAATCACCCGGCGCCGCGTGTTGTGCTGCGGGCAGGGGCGCAGGTCGGCAAGACCCAGACCATGAACAACGCGCTGGCGCATATGATCGACACTGCGCCGCGCTCGGCCCTGTTGCTCGCGCCTTCGCTCGACAAGTGCCAGGCATGGAACCGCGAGCAGTGGGAACCGATGCTCGACGTTACTGAAGCGCTGCAATTGAAGGTCCTGGCCAAGCGTTCGCGGTCGGAAGAAGGATCTTCGACGCGCCACAAACGTTTCCGTGGCGGCTATCTGAAGCTCGTTTCGGCCTCGACCGCGAAAGAGCTGCAATCGTCCACGATCGGCCTGCTGATCCTCGAAGAGCCGACAGACTATCCGCTCGACACGGACGGTCGCGGCGATCCGATTGACCAGGCCCGCCACCGGCTGGACGCATGGGGTGAGGATGGCAAGGAAATTGCGGCCTCGACGCCCGGCGACAAGGGGTCCTGCAGGATCTCGGACATGTATGAGGCCGGGGATCAGCGCCTGTTCTACCTGCCTTGCAAGGAATGCGGCGATTTCTCGCCGCTGCACTTCGAACACTTCCGGGGCGGCGAGGGCGATGATCCGCAACCGTACTTTATCCGGCCTTGCTGCGGGACGCTCATCCGGCAGGGGGATCTCGCCAAGGCGCTCAGCGCCGGCATCTGGCTCGCCACCTATGCTTCTGAAAACGAAGCAAACCCGCCGCCGCCGCTTGTCGTGCCGGCCGATGAGGTAGCTAGCTGGAAGCGCCGTGTCCGTGAGGGCAGGCCGCCGAGCTTTCACCTTTGGCAGGCGTACAGCCCGTTCGCCAGCTGGCGCCTGATCTGGGCCGCATGGCAGGAAGGGCAGGCGCATCCGGACAAGCTCCGGACGTTCTACCAGCAGGTGCTCGGCGAGCCCTTCGAGCCGGCAATGGATCGTCCGAAGGCGGAGCGGATTGTTGATCTCGCCCGTCACCCGGCAACGCAAAAGCTGGTCAATCTGCAAAAGGGAATTATCCCGCCATGGGCCTGGCTCGTTACGGGTGCGGCAGATGTGCAAACCGATCGCATCGAATGGGCCTGTTATGCCTGGGGCCCGGTCAGCCGGGATGAGTTCGCGCCGCCCGCCGGCGAGACCGCACCGGGCGTGCCGGCCGTGGTCGGAGCGTGTTTCGATTGGGGTGTGATCTCGATTGCGCCCGATGATTCGAGGGCGTGGGCCGAGCTGGCGATCGTATCGAATAGAAAATGGCCGGGTGTTGCCAGCCAGCCACTCACCTTCGACCAGTTCGGCGTCGACACCGGCGGTCACCATACACAAAAGGCCTATCAGACGGCTGCGCGCTCGATGAGTATCAAGGCGCTGAAAGGGCACAACGACCGCGAAGCCGCACCGCTCACATTGGGCAGCAAGGTCCGCACGGCCGCCGGCCGCCTTTCCGGCAAGGTGCAGCTCTATCTTGTCGGCGGACACAATTTGAAACGCCGCGTTTATCACGGGCTGGGCCAAGCCTTCGGCTCGGTCGATATGGGCGCCGATCCGGGCGACATGGCGGCCGGCCTGCGCGGATCCGGACGGCGTGAGCCGGGTGCGATCTTCCTGCCGCCGCAAATCGATGAGGCCTTCGCCAAGCAGATCACGGCGGAATATCTCACCGAGACAATCGACAAGCGGGGCCGGCGCAAACTGATCTGGGAGCGACCGAAGACGCAACCGAATGAGCAGCTGGATCTCGCGGTCTACTCGCTCGCCCTGGCGATCCATGCAGGCATCGACCGGCTGCGGTGGGAAGACTGGGACCTGCTCGAAGCGGCCCGGCGGAAGCCGGAGGCCGAGGAAGCCTTCGCCCCGTTCGACGCGCTCTGGGCGGGCAATGGCGCCCTGCCGGATGCGCCGCCTGCTGAGGCGGAGCTTGATGGCGAACCCGGTTCGCCCCCGCCCGCCATCCCGTCCCGGCGGACAAGTAATCCAGGACCCTCAGGGTCAAAGCTGCCCGCATGGGCGCAAAAGCTGCGCGACCAGCACGGCAAGAAAGGATCGACCGAATGAGCCGAAGCATAACCGAGCTGCAGACAGATATCGCCGCTCTGGAGGCGGCGCTGCGTGAGCTCGCTTTGGGAAACAAGGTCGCCAAGCTCTCTTATGAGGGCAATTCGGTCGAATACACTGCGGCGGATGCGCCCTCGATCCGGGCGATCCTCGCGGCCGATCGGGCAGAGCTCGCTCGCGTGACGAATGCGCGGCGCGGCCCGATGCGGGTGGTCTACTGATGCGCCGCCCCGTG